AAATTAAACTGTGAACCGGCAACAGTCATGCCTAGAGATAAAGCAACTTTCGTATTACGCGGGGATACCAGAAATAACGATAGTGGCATAGGGGTAGGTTCAGAGTTGGAAGTGATATTGATTGTCATAAAAAAACGACCCTGCCTATCAGCGTTGTACTTGCCGCCCTTTGCCTCTTCTTGACTGGAAAACTGAAGATTCATATCACTCAGATTATTACAGAACACAGCACGGTACGGGTTATTTGTCGTACCAGTGATGGGTAATGCAAGGCGGGTAGAGTGGGTCACTTTATAACGAAGGCCACGAAGCTTTGCGCTATTCAGATTAACCTTTTGGTTAATATCAGCGATCTGGGCCTGTTGCGTTTTAGCAGTTGGCTTGAGGTATGCTATTTTTTTCTTAGTGGCTGCACGACCACGGTTTCGACGTCTTGACACCATGTAGTCCTACATAGAATGTAGATCAGAAATGGGTGACAGACGATAAGTGTAGGGGTACATTCCGAGGGGGTACGGGCAGGCCTGCGGCGCCCCGGCCCCGGGGGCGCCTCCCACGGCCTGCGCGATTTACTTCTGTTTATAAGTATATAGGATGGTTCAGGGTCAGAAGACTTTCAAGACCCGGTGGTTCGTAGTAACACAATGGAATATGGCGTGCGAGTATCAGAAATTGATAGACGCTGGCCAGATTCGCTTTCTAGCATATGGTAATGAGGTATGTCCCACTAGCGGGAAGCCTCATCATCAGTTGTTTTTGTATCTGCATAATCCCAGAAGCTCGGGAGTGAAGACACTAAACGAATTAGGTTCATTATTCGGTCCAGTACATTGTAGAGTTGCTCCAATGAAAGGCACGATAAGTCAGAACGAGGCATATTGTAGTAAAGAAGGTACTTTAATCAAAGTGGGCGATGAACCACAACAAGGATGTCGCGGTGATCTGATAGAGACGAAGGAATCAATTATGAGAGGTATGAGTGTTGACAGTATAGCGCTTGAGAATCCTGAAATGTACCACCAATATGGCAGAACATTGGAAAGAATAGAAGCCATAGCTCTAAGAAAGCGATACAGAACACAAATGACACGAGGTGTGTGGATTACTGGTCCGGCGCAAGCAGGCAAGTCACACATGGCGTTCGAGGGATTTACCCCAGAAACGCACTATGTAAAGAACTTGAACGAAGACTGGTGGGACGGTTATAAAGGACAGGAGACAGTCATTTTTAACGAATTTCGTGGCCACCATATGCAATTTAGTGAATTACTAGACCTGGTGGACAAGTGGCCGAAAACAGTCAGGTGGCGCAATAGGGAACCAGTTCCCTTTTTAGCGAAGACTGTCATAATTACATCCATAAAGACTCCGCGCGCGTGCTATGTGCACGCACTCGCGGAGGATGAACCATGGGCACAATTTGAACGTAGATTCACCATTGTGACCTTGGAACAGAAGTGCTCAGAGGGTAACATTGAAACCTCTGAGCCGACTTCTGGGCCGCTAGATCAATGGCTAGAGAATCTTGCCAGCGATAGCGAAGAGAGCCCAATTATGAGGCTAATATAAGTTTGCTTCGGCGCGCCGGCCCCGGGCCGCGCCGTGCAAACAATGAAGGCGAAAGTTAGCATAACACAGTTATGCTAACTTTCTTCAGTAGAGTAGAAACTCATTCGGATGTCCACGCAGTGTGGATCACCTGCCCAGTCAGTAAAGGATAACTGGCGGGCGATGCGATATTATTATTGAACACCACCAACACAACCCTTTGTGTAGGGTTGACGCTTTCATCGGTTGCTCCGGTAGTAGCATCATTCCATGTGCCGCGTCTGTTGTTTAAGAACAGCCTATTAGGCATATTATGTTTTCTTAAAATAGGGCGAAGGTCCCCTTGCCAAGGTACGGTCCCCCCCAAAGTGCGGACGGGAGCCAAATTGACAACCCAATGCTTGTGAATCAAAAACCTTTTGGCGTTCATATGGGTAATTCCTAAATTATTTACGTAGTCTGTACCGTTTAATAAATTAAACTGTGAACCGGCAACAGTCATGCCTAGAGATAAAGCAACTTTCGTATTACGCGGGGATACCAGAAATAACGATAGTGGCATAGGGGTAGGTTCAGAGTTGGAAGTGATATTGA